AGAAGTGCAAAATTATCAATTCTTACTGTTTTATTGGTTGGAACATTACCAATTTTACCCGTTGCAACAATATTTTGCTCTCCACGACGTACAATATCAACAGAATCACCTATTTTTAAACTAGATTTATCTATTTCAGAGTATAAAGTGTATATTGAACCTGCCCATTCTTTAATCTGATATCTTGAAGCAGTATTATAAATCCATGAATTAGCAAGGATTTCCTTCTTAGATGCATTTATTTCTGGATTTAATATACTTTCACCGATATTTTGAACAATAATTTCCTCACCTTCATTTGTTAATTTAATATCTGAAATAGGAACAAATTTTGATATAACTCCTGTTATACGTACTTCAGTTTTTTTAGTCAGATCTCCGTTTTCATATCCATAATATACTTCATCAGACCTTACATCTGAAGTTGTAGTAATTGCAGATCCTACATTAGTACATCCTAAGAATTGGTTAATTGTCTTATCTGTGTAAGAAATTGCAGTATTAAGACCAGATACAACAGTTCCTGTTGTTCCAAATCCTACTGTGGAGTCTACTGTAATAACAGATGCTCCTATAGAAACTGGTCCAATAACTTTTGTCTTACCTGGAATGTTAAATGTACCTTGAATTAGATCTTGATCATTATATCCAACAAATAGACCTATCTTATAATAAGATTTTGCTCCTCTAGTAACAATCTCAACTTCTGATACTGATGCTTGTGTAGCAGAATCAGTGGATTTTCTAAGTGTTTGACCAACTAGATTATTAGGATTACCTGAAATTTGCTCTGCAAGTACGAGTTCTCGTCTAATAAACTGAGCAGATGATGGTTTAATTAAGAATTGCTCTAAATCAACGACTTTGGGATCAATTCCGTATAAAACATTAAATAAAATCCTAAAAGATTCCTCAGTTCCTTTAGATTGGTATAAGGATCTAGCTTCTTTTATGAAATTTCCAGCATCAAGACCAGTAACAAATGGAGTATCTTCTAACCCTGGAGTTAATTGTGCCTTGATTTTCTTATAAAATTCTTTTAAGAATAATGCACTTAAATTATGAACAACTGAATTCTGAGCATGTGCAGCAGAATCAGAGTTTGTGAACACCAATTCTCCTGGATTATTTGGTGCATGGTATGTTGTAATTCCACTAAATCCACGTTGACAATCAATAAAGTGATTATCATTTTTAGCTACATATGTGAATATTTCATCATCAATCTTAAATAAACCATATTGGTCAGGAAATCCTTTAGTAGAATCTACCCTAACAACAGCATCTGCAGTACCAATACCTACGGAAAGAGTAGTTCCAGAATTAACTATTTTATCAGTAAAATTATCTAATTTTAGATATTCATTTAAATTATCAGTAAGATCAACAGTACCACCTTGAAATTCCTGAGAAATATAATACTGTTTTAAAAACTCAACCGCTTTCGGACTTTCAGATAATACAAACTCAGGAAGCTGATTGTCAATAATCTGCTGTATTTTTACTTTCTTATCAAACCCAGTTGTGATCATCCTCTTATTAAATCTCCGTTTGTATAACTTGAAGTAACTTTATAACCAACACCCGATATTTGTTCACCAGAAGTGATGGTGTCTTTAACCATATTTATCGTACTATTAGAAATGTCAAAAACAAGGTATAAATCCTTAAGTCCAAGAACATCATTAGACTCTGGAACTGCTTGAATTTCAACAATACCATTAGTTCTAGATGTTTCGGTTATATTAATAGTTGTTAAAATAACCTCTCCTTTAGAATAATCTACTGTTCCTGCAGATTTAACTACAACAACTTGATCACCAGTTGCTACATCTTCTCTGACAATAGCAATATCACCCATATTACTACCATCTAAATTACCATCTAAATTCTTTCTAGGTATATCTGTTAGATAAAGGAAATTAGAATTTCCAGCAACTTTAAATCCAGTGCTCTTAATATTTAATCCTTTTGGATTAATATGGAATTTATTACCAAAACAAAGTTCATATTGAGCAAATACATTTAAAACTGCTTTCAAATTCCTTCTAATTGTGACTCTAGTGATGTTGGAGGTAATTCCTTTATCAATATCATCAATAATATTCAATACTTTACTATATTTAAATCTACCACCAAACTTATTAATATCATTTGAATCGGCATATGTGGTTAATCCATCAATAACTCTACTCTTAAGATCACTTGCTTTCTCAACTGCAGAAGTATTGTAGTAAACAAAACTATCAACTTCAACATAAAGTACCTTAAGATCTAATATCTTTTGATTAATACCAGCAAGTGAATATGACTTTAATTTAGTAAGAATTTGTTCTTTATCAAAATCAGAGACTGTATCACCATTTTTTGGTTTAATTGTAAGTAGAACTGTACCAAATTGTGGTGGATCTAACTCCTCACCACCCACAACAGAGACTGATTCAGTATTTGGATAGATCGTTTGTATTATTGACTCATAATCTCTTGCTGTAACTGCTCTATACTGCGATGAATACAGTCTAGGAGCGAAGTATTTAACAGAATCGATTGGTTCAATATCACCACCATTAGTGGCACCTTGTACGGTTGTTATGGTAGGAGTAGAGTTTAATGTGAGTAAATTACCCAAAGAATCACTTATACTACCTGTATAAGAGAAATTAGCAGGTCCATTACCTGCTTTTCCATTTGTAAGGATGTAATCTACAGTAATTTCATTACCATCTTCTAGTTTTTTACCAAAAATACCATCACCAAAGAGTAATTCATACTTCTCATCCTGTATTTCTTGTAGCAAATATGTCTCAGATGTCTTAGTAATACCTATAATATTCTCAATTTTTTTATATTCTGGCCCAATTCCAACATCTCCTGCACCTTTTACATAGACTACGATGGTAGAAGTGTCAATAAATGGGTTATCTAGTACAAATCTCTGGTCTAATGACCCATCTACAACAAATCTATTCCTTACATATGTACCTTCATGTACTTTAATTGGGTCAGTAACAGTACCAAAGGTTGCAATTCCAGTTACACTATCAACAGTTGTGGTAATATTTTCAGGTATAGAGAACGTATATGTAGTATCTTCTTGAGCACCAACACATACCAAACCTGCCTGTAAGGTCGCTGTAGGAGTAGCAGTGCTTACACCAACCTCAAACGCTATATTTGCCGTAGAAGCAGTTCTAGAACGTGGTACATACCCTATATTTCGTGCTAATGAAACTACATTTTCACGTAGAACTGCCGAATCCAAGAAGGATTCATTGACAGTCATATTAGAGTTAAAGGCAGTTATATACGTATTATATGCTAAAGTATCAATTAAGACCGACATATTCGATCCTTCATAGTCAAAATCAGTAAAATCTGAGTTTGCACGAAGATAATCTTTAATTGATTCCTTAATTTGGTCAAAATCGAGGTTTGTGTACTTAGTAAAAGGCATATTATCTTGTAGCTTCTAGCATAAATGTGAATTCTTGAGATGGAAAATCCTGTCCTACAATATTAAAGAAGACATAGACCTCAAATTCGTTTTGATCTGGTCTTGGTAGTACCTCAATATTTACATCATCTATTCTTGGTTCAAAGTTTTGCAGTGTAATCTCTATTTCACGTTGGATTGACGATGCAGTACCATAATCACATATATCAAATAACTTAGAACGCACTTCAGAACCTAAGATAGAATTAAAAAAACGTTCGGTTGGTATTGTTTGTACCAAGTTCCTTACAGCCTTCTTAATTGCGTTCTCATTTTTAAGGACTAATATGTCATTAGTCACTGGATGTCTGTCAAAAGATAGACTAATATCTTTAAATGCTCTTGATATCCGAGTAACTGCCATTGAATTAGAGTTTTTCCTACTTTATTTATGTCGGAAATATGAATTAATACTCTATTTATTAAAAAAACGCCTCTTTCGAGACGCTTTTGGGGTTTTTTCCTATTTTCCTTGCCCTCTAGACTTCTTTCGAGCCGAGTTACGGGAGGTTGCAGCATATTTCGTGTGCTTTCCTTGTCCTTGTCGAGTCTTTTTCGGGGTTGATTCCAACTCAACGGTTCCCCATGTGCCAGTTTTTGCTTTTGCCATGTTACTTTGTTTTCTTAGTGACTTTTTTAATTGTTTCTGAGGGTATGAGTGCCGTAACTACGACTCCTAATACAACAGATAATAAGATCTTAGTAGACAGTAATTGTAGCACAAAAATTACTAATGTGCTTATACCAAAGAGTCCCCACTTTTCTTTGACATAT